TTACCAGTCCTTTTAATGGGCCGATCTGGTTCAGGCAAGACTTACAGCCTGAAGAACTTCAAGCCCGGCGAAATCGGGATTATTTCAGTTGAAAAGGGGCGGTTGCCGTTCCGATCGGAACTGAAGGTTGTTAAGGTTCCGAAATATGAAAACTCAGCAGACATAAACACATATGCGCAGGCGAATGCCGCTAAATATGCATGGATTGAACGAGCCATAAAGAAAGCACCAGCCCCAAGCGTGGCAATTGATGACTCGCAATATTTATTGGTCAATGAGTTATTCGACCGGGCCGCAGAAAAGGGCTACGACAAGTATACGGAAATGGCTAAACACTTCCGGGACCTTATCCATTTTATTATTGATATGGATGATGACAACAAGATTGTTTATTTCTTACATCATACCGAATCAGACGGTGATGGAAAAGAGAAGTGTAAAACAATCGGGAAAATGCTTGACGAAAAGCTGACAGTCGAGGGTTGCTTCGATATCGTCCTGTATTGCGCAGACCATGAGTTCTACACACAGGGCAACGGAATAAGCTCCGCAAAGAGTCCTGAAGATATGTTTCCAATGAAGATACCGAACGACTTAAAAGCGGTTGATGAAGCTATCCGGGAATATTACGGCATGGAGGTAAATGGAAATGGCTGATATTTCTATGACTTCCAGTCAGAAAATTGCATTTGATGCATTGATGCGTGGCGAAAACGTTTTTCTTACAGGCGGGGCCGGAACAGGGAAAACAACAATCATAAAAAAGTTTATTAAAGAAGTTGACCCTACTTGTTCTAGAACGCTTTTAGCGGCTCCAACAGGAAAAGCCGCATTAAATCTCTGCATAGAATCGCCGGGAGGACCCATTTACGGCTCTACTATTCATAGGTTATTCAAGCTGAAGGCGCAAGCCATTCCACAATTTAACGGGAATGTTCCTGACATTATACAACACGCCGACAGAATAATAATTGATGAAGTCAGCATGGTTAGAATTGATATTTTCGATTATGTGGCAGAGGTCATTCAGGAAGAAACGCAAAGCTTTATGCGAAAGATTCGAGGAAGACCGCCATTACAAATAATTTTTGTCGGTGATTTTTATCAATTGCCACCTGTTGTTAAAACGACAGCTTATAAAGGAGATAGCGACAAGGAAATATTAAATAAAAAATACGGTGAGGATATTGGAAAAGCTTATTGTTTCCAGTCTTATGCATGGAATTTTCTTGACATAAAAACATACGAACTGACGGAAGTAATGCGCCAGCGAAGTGATGAAAAATTCTGTGAGGCATTGAATAAAATCCGTGTCGGGAATCCCGACGGGATTGATTATATTAATTCAAATTGCGACCACTCAGAATTTACTTTTGACCGAATTACTTTATGTGGAACAAATAAAAATGCAAATGAAATAAATGGAATTATGCTTTCACGTAATCCAAATAAAAAATATTCATTTGCATGGGATGTCAAGATTAATAATTCAGCGATAAATATAGGCAATCTTGAAAAAAATATGCCGTGTCCTTCTCGAATAACACTATGCGTAGGAGCTAGGGTTATATGCATTGCAAATTGTCCAAGTGCTGTAAATGGACAAATAGGGACGATTGAGTCAATTGGCGAAGACCATGTAATTGTTCGTTGGGATAATGGTGAAACCAATAAGGTTGAAGCATACGAATGGAAAGTGAATAGACAAGTTGCAGTTAAAGACGAAAAAGGAAATGTTTCGCTTAAAATCGAACCTATTTTTTCTGTTTCACAATTGCCACTAAAAATTGCATATGCAATAACGATTCACAAATCACAGGGCGAAACGTTAGAAGCCGCAAATATCATGATGGATACATTTGAAACCGGGCATTTATACACTGCACTTTCAAGATGTTCGGATGTTAAGAAGCTTCGGCTTGCAAGGCCATTAATACCATCTGATGTAAAGTGTGATAACAAAATTAACAAATTTTATGGAGGAATAAAAAATGAAGCGTGTTGATTTAACTAATGTAAAAGAAGCCGGAGACTTTACCAGACTGCCAGCAGGCCCGTACATCTGCGTGATTCGCAATGTGGAAGATGTCGAAGATAAGGAATACTTAAAAATCACTTACGACATTGCAAAAGGTGAGTACGCCGGTCACTTTGATGAAATCCGTAAAGACCACTCTGATTGGGGTTGGTGTGGCGCGTATGTCAGGTCTTACAAGACGAAAGCACTTCCGATGTTTAAGCGGTTTTGCTCCTCTGTCAGCAAGAGCAACGGAGCATATGTTTTTGATGGCAATACCGTAAATTCTGACGAAAAGACACTGATTGGAAAGAAGGTCGGTATTACATTTCAGGAAGAAGAGTATTACGGCAATGATGGCACTCTGAAAACACGCCTGATTGTTTACAAAGAGTTCCCTGTATCCGAACTCGATAAGCAGAGTATTCCGAAAACAAAGAAGCTTGAAGGTGAAGCGGCAAAGCCTGCCGGTGCAATTACAAAGCCAGACGGATTCATGAACATACCGGATGGCGTTGGTGAAGAATTTCCTTGGGGTGACAAATAATGCACGTTATCGAGGACTCGCGCCAGCAAACCGGGAAGCACAACATTAAACACGCATGGTTTGAAGAACATGGTGTTGACTTAATCCGGTGCAAGCTACCATTCGGAGACTACGCGCCGCCGCCTGCAATCTCCATAGACACTAAAAAGGATATGGAGGAAATAGCGGGAAACATCTGCGGAAAGCGTGAAGAACACGAGCGTTTCATCAGGGAATGTAAAGCCGCGAGAGATGCCGGTTGCAAGCTGATTTTTCTTATTGAGAATGAAACTGGTATCACCGATTTGTCTCAGGTCCATACATGGGTGAACCCGCGCGTTATCTTCTCTCCGAATTGCGTACAAGGCGCGAGGTTACAGAAGGCAATGGAAACAATACAAGAGCGGTATGGGGTGCAGTTTTTATTCTGCGCCCCGGAAGAATCCGCTCAACGTATCACGGAGATATTTACAGCAGAGGGCTATGAGTAAATGTTTAGAAGCCGCAATCAAATACGTAACACAGTATGGATGGGCTGTCTTTCCTGTCAGCCCTGAAACCAAGAAACCATTAACACCGCACGGATGCAAGGATGCAAAAAAGCTGGTTGGACCAATTCGCGCCTGGTGGAAAAGATGGCCTGATGCATCTGTTGGCGTTGCAACCGGCTCAATATCCAATTTGATTGTTATTGATGAGGATATAGACGAACTAAAAGGTATCAATGGTTATTTGAGCGTTTCAGAATGGGAGCGCGAAAATGGCGAACTACCAGAAACGGCTCGTTCAATAACGGGACGTGGCGGAAATCACATTTACTACCATTATACAGGTAGTGATATCGGGAACCGGGCCGGAATCCTTGAAGGCGTTGACATTCGTGGTGAAGGTGGTTATGTCATCGCGCCGCCGTCAAGACATCCGAACGGAACAGAATACGCATGGGAATACGACCCGGACGAGATTCCACTTGCAACGCTTGACGATACCGTTTTGAAGTTTCTGGGGCAGAGGTCGCACAAGAGCGCATCGGATGAAGATTTCAAAGTCCCTACGGTTATTAAGAACGGTGAACGCAATGATACGTTATTCCGTCTTGCCTGCTCTTTACAGGCGCAAGGGATGCCGGACCCGGCGATTCTTGCGGCATTGAAGGAAACCAACCAGACAGCTTGCGCGGACCCGCTTGACGATTCTGAAATTGAAGTAATTGCAAGTAGTGCGCTGAAGTACAACAAAGGTGAATTAAAGATTGTTTCCTCAGATGTCCCGGAGTGGCACGAACCAGAGTTAACAATGCAACTTGACAAGGACGGCAATCTGACAGATAAGCCCGCGCAGACAATTGCAAACGCAGAAGAAGCGATTTTATACGACAAAGGGCTATATGGTCGAATCAGATACAACGAACTTGCATATGCTCCATATTCTTACGGGAATCTTCCATGGAAATCACATAAAGGATGGAGAGAATGGACGAACGCCGATGACTCGAACCTTCGAAGCTATATCGAAGCAAAGTATCATCTGAAGAGCGCGGAGAAGATTATGGACGCACTAACAAACGTTGCAGTGAAGTTTCCGGTCAATCCCGTTCAGAATATGCTAGAGAATTGTTTCGAGTTATGGGACGGCAATAAGCACGTTGAAAACTTACTTCCAAGTATGCTTGGATGCGAAAAAACAGATTACACCATAGAGGTGATGCGAATCTTTATGCTCGGAGCGGTCGCGAGAGCGTACAAGCCCGGATGCAAATTTGACTATATGTTAGTTCTCGTAGGTCCACAAGGTAAAGGTAAATCGAGTTTTCTGCGTTATCTGGCATTAAATGACGCTTGGTACAATGACAACTTTTCAACGCTTGATAGTGCGCGTGCAGTGGAGAATCTGCGCGGGATGTGGATTGTGGAACTTGCAGAGCTTCAGGCCACGCGCCGGGCAAAGGATGTTGAGACAATCAAATCATTCATAACATCTCGTGTTGACACGTACCGCGCACCATATGGACGGAGGACAGAACAACGCCCGCGTATGTGCGTCCTTGCTGGAACATCAAACCCGGTCGACTTTCTGACGGATAAAACCGGGAACCGGCGTTTTCTTCCGATTACTTGCGGGATACACAAACCGACATTTGATATGTTTGCAAACGACATAACGACTAAACACGAAATGATGCAGGCATGGGGCGAAATCATGAACGAGTACCAGCAAGCAGGCGGGAAGCCGCGTCTTGTGCTTCCGAAACATCTGGAAGAAGAAGCACTCGCGGCGCAAACAGCCTATCTCGAAGAGGACCCGCGCATTGGAATCATTCAAGAATGGCTCGACACGAACAAGCCGAAACGCGTGTGTGTCATGATGCTGTGGCGGGAGCCGTTAGGACATCTTTACGAGGACCCGAAACCTTCTGACGTGAACGCACTGCATGAAATCATGAAGAACAACGTTGCCGGTTATGTCTATGTGGGGAAGAAAAAAGCCGGTGGCGTGTACGGAACACAGCGATGTTATGACAGAATCGGCGAGGTTATCGAGGGGAATGCAGACGAATTACCGGACGAAGTACCGTTTGATAGTTGATTTCGTAACAGATTTTTAACAAACGTTGCCGGGGCGTTGCCGCAAAACACTGGCGCGGCAACGGGTGCGGCAACGGCTTAAAGCCTTGATTTTATTGGGTTTGTAGGGTAAGCGTTGCCGCGGTTGCCGACTATTCTCCTAAAAGTAAAAAATAAAAAAATAATAATAATAAATAGGGGCTATACAAAAATGCGTAAATTGCGGCAACGGCGGCAACGCGGCAACGCCTGACAGATTGGAAGAGTTATGGATGAACAAGAAAAGCAGAGATATTACGCATCAATCAATGAACTGTGGAAGGCAATAAAGGCCGACAGCGAACCCGCAAAACTCGCCATCGACCTTGCCGGGCTGGTGTACAAATATTACGACACCACAGACATATCAGACCCGACATGGTTGCGCTTCGCCGGTGACATCCAGCAGATAGGGGACGCGCATCCGGCGGAGCGGTCGCAGATGTTTCTTGGTGAGGTTGCTCACAGCTTGATGCAGATGATTTGCAAAAAGGGGAGGGGAAAGGAATGAGTGTTGCGCCGTGCAAGGATTGTCAGGACCGGGAACCGGGCTGTCATTCGCACTGTATTGCTTACAA